TTTCTTCGGCGAACTCATGGTCGAGGAGTGCCTGGCCAACCCGGGGACCTTGGCCATCTGCCTTCGTGAAGTGCAGAAGACCCTCGCCCAATCTTCCAAGAGGCTGATCGAGACCAAGATCGAAAGCCTAGGTGTCGGAAGCCGGTTCAAGGTCTGGAACGACAAGATCGAAACCCCTGGCGATGGCCTGATCATCTTCCAGGGCATGCAGGACCACACGGCCGAATCCATCAAGTCGCTGGAGGGCTACCGCATCGCCTGGGTCGAGGAGGCCCAGACCCTTTCGCACCGCTCGCTCGCCTTGCTCCGCCCCACGATCCGCGCCGAGGGCTCGGAAATCTGGGCGAGCTGGAACCCTCGCAGGAAGACCGATGCGGTTGACGAGTTCCTGAGGGCCAAGAAGCCGGAGGGCTCCGTCGTCGTCCAGGCCAACTGGCGGGACAACCCGTGGTTCCCCAAGGAGCTGGAAGCCGAACGCCAGCTCGACCTCGAACTCTATCCCGACCGCTACGAGCACATATGGGAGGGCGACTATGCGAAGGCGTTGGAAGGCGCGTACTTCGCTCGTCAACTGGCTCAAGCCAAGGCCGAGGGCCGCATTGGGCGAGTGGCGCGCGATGACCTACTACCTGTTCGCGCCTTTTTCGATCTTGGAGGTTCTGGCGCCTCCGCCGACGCAATGGCGATCTGGATCGTCCAGTTCGTCGGACAGACCATCCTCGTCCTCGACTACATCGAAGGGGTCGGACAGGTCCTCGCCTACTACGTCAACGAGCTGAGGAAGCGCGGCTGGCAAGAGGCCAAGTGCTTCCTTCCCCATGACGGGGTCAACGAGAACAACATCACCGGCAAGAAGTACGAGGACCACCTTCGCGAGGCCGGGTTCGACACTGAGGTGATCAGGAACCAAGGCAAGGGCGCGGCCATGATGCGGGTAGAGGCCGTCCGCAGGCTGTTCCCCAGGATCTGGTTCAACGAGACCACGACCGAGGCGGGCAGGGACGCCCTTGGGTACTACCACGAGCGCAAGGACGAGCAGCGCAACGTCGGGCTCGGTCCTGAGCATGATTGGTCAAGCCACGGGGCGGACGCCTTCGGCCTGATGGCCGTCGCCTACGAAGAACCACGCGGCAAGGCCGCCGCTCTCAAGATTCCAGCATTCGGCGCCGTCTGACGCTCGCGGCCCGAGCCACAACAAGCCCGAGCGCCGCATCATCAAGGAACATGAACCATGGTCGAATTCCTTTACGGGAACGCGGGCGAGAACAACGTCGCAAACGGCACCCAGCCCCCCCTCGCAGCAAACCGCCAAGGCGCGCTGCTCGCCGACGCCCTGCACGGCCGATACACCGAGCAGGCCCGCCGCGGCCGACTGTTCTGGGCTCGCGCCGTCGTCACCGCTCCGGTGATCTTCTCCACCGCCGCCGGCACGGGCGGCCCGCTTCTGTACAACGGCACGAACACAGCCTCGGGCGTCAACGCGGCCCTTCTGGGCGTAGGCATCGCCATCACCACCGCCTCGGCCGTCTCCGGCGCCCTGGGGATCGGCGTTGGCGCCACCACGGCCCCGACTTCCACCACTGCGATCGACTCCACCACCAATGCCTTGGTGGGCGGCTCGGCCTCTCAGTGCTCCGCCTACCGCGTGGGAACGCCCTCGGCCGCTGCATCGCAGTTCATTCCCTTCGCCCAGGTCCACACCGGCGCGGTGACGGTCGATACGGCCGCGTTCCAGTGGATTGACCTTGGCGGTTCCATCGTGGTCCCGCCCGGCTACTTCGCCAGCATCTGCGCCAGCGCGACGCTCACCAGCGCCGTGCTGCAGGTATCGCTCCTCTGGGAAGAAATCCCGGTCTAGCCATGCGAGACGATGCGCTGCTCGCTCTAGTCCGCTCGGAACGTCAGTCGGCCATAGGGCTCGACAATGACGAAACCCTGCGTGCTGAGCGGGAGCGGGCGCTCAAGTACTACAAAGGGGAGATGACGGACCTTCCGTCTCTCCCCAACCGCTCCAAGGCCGTCTCGACCGACGTCGCCGACGCCATCGACACCCTGCACCCGGACATTGTCGAGATCCTCACCGGTGGCGACGACGTCCTGGCGTTCATGGCGATGGGTCCAGAGGACGAAAAGGGCGCGGCTCAGGAAACCGATTACGTCAAGCACGTGGTTTTCAACGAAAACCCCGGCTGGCAAGTCATCCACGACGGGACCAAGGACGCGCTCCAGGTCAAGATCGGCGTGTTCAAGGCGTGGGTCGAGGAGTGCCCCGAAGAGGTCGAGGAGTTCGAGGGCAAGACGGCTGTCGAAGTCCAGTTGGCGGCCCAGAACGGTGAGCTTGGTGATGTAGCGCCGGCCGACGGCCAGGACCCCGAAAACCCCGAGCTGTTCAACTTCTCCGTCGTTAGGCCGTCGTATCGCAAGGTCAAGATCGCTTGCTGGCCGCCCGAGGACTTCGCAATCGCGCAGGACACCGGCCGATCCCTGCATGACGACAGCTTCACCTACTGTTCGGCCAGGTCGCGCCCAAGGGTGCAGACCCTGCTGATGCAGGGGATTTCCCGCGAGATCACTGACCAGCTCTCGGCCTATTCCACAGAGGACAACGAAGGCGTCGCCGAAGCCAGGGACACGGCCGGCGAACACGAGATCACCCAGGACAGCAAGGACGATCTGCGCAAAGTCGAGATCGTCAACCACATCATCAAGGTCGTGGAGGACGGCAAGCCCAAGCTCTATTCGGTCCTTACCGGCGAGAACGACAGCGTCCTGATCCGCAAGGAAGAGGTCAAGCGCAACCCGTACTCGACTATCACCCCCTATCCCATGCCGCACCGGCACATTGGGGAATGCCCCGCCGATCGCCTCATTGAGCCGCAACGGGTCAACACGGCTTTGCTGCGGATGATGCTCGACAGCGGCTATTTCGCCCTGAACCAGCGGAACTACGTCGCCGAGGACCACGCCAGCCCGAACACCATCCCGGACCTGTTGAACAATCAACCTGGCGGCGTCGTCCGCGGCAAGCGTGAGGGGGCCGTTACGCCCCTCGCCGCGGGTCAGCTCGGCTTCGACGTGTTCGGGGCCATGGAGTACATGGCGACCCGTATCGAGCAGCGCACCGGGATCGTGAGGGCTGCGCAGGGCCTAACCCCTGACACCCTGCACGAGACGGCCAAGGGCGCCCTTGCCCTGCTCACGGCGGCCCAAAAGCGCGTCAAGCTGATCGCCCGCAACCTCGCTGAGACCGGCATCAAGGAACTGTTCCTCACAGTGCACGCGCTCTTGAGGGAGAACGCAGACCGTCCGACCAAGGTCCGGCTGAAGGGCGAATGGGTGGACGTGGACCCCACATCCTGGGGCGCCCGCTCGGACATGAAGATCGAGATCGGCCTGGGGGCGTCCGGCCGTGAAGCGGACCTGATGGCCCTGGAGCAGGAGGCCCTCGTCCAGGAGAAGATCGTCACCCTGCAAGGCGGGGCAGCGGGTCCGATCGTGACCATGGACAACGTCTACAACCTCGCCAAGCGGACATACGAGAAGCTCGGCAACAAAGCCCCGGAAAACTTCCTCTCCGACCCAAAGAAGGCCCCGCCCCAGCCCCCCAAGCCCGACCCCGACATGGTCAAGGTGGAGAAGGACGCCGAGCTGAAGCAGATGGAACTCCAGGGCAAGGGTCAGTTCCAGGCCATGGAACTGCAAGGCAAGGGGATGATCGAGCAGGAAAAGCTCCGGCAGCAGGAAGAGGCCGCGATCCGCGACCACGAGCTGAAGGTCCAGCAGATGCAGGCCGAACTGCAGCTCAAGCGGGAGATCGCCGCCGAGGAATTGAACCTCAAGCGCGAACTGCTCGCCGCCGAACTGCAGATGAAACGCGAGTTGAACGAACAGCAGGCCCAGATCGCCCGCGAGAACAACTATCAGCGTAACGAAGTGGCCCGTGAGGCCGCGAGCGCCAAGATCGACGCTCAGGTCAACGTCGGGGGCGATCCAGGATGAGCGACCAGTACCAAAGGGCTGTGCGTCTAAAGGCGTTCATCGCCCAAACCCAAGACATGTTCGATGACTACGGTCAGGAACTCTTGAAGCAGATCGGCGAAACCAGGCCGGAGGAGACGGTCAAGCGCGAAAGCCTTTACCACCAGTTCAACGCGCTTCGTGACGTGCAGGCCGCGCTGGTTGCAAAGGCTTCCCACGCCGACATCGAAGATCACCGGAATTCGCTGGCTGAGGCTGGCTTTAGCCGCTGAGGCGGCGCAACCCCCCGAAGTGACATGACAGACACCACCCTCTCGGTCGATCAGGCCGTTGCGGAACTCGTTGGCGCGCCCATCGAAGGCAAGGCGACGCTCGTTGAGGAGCGCACTGTCGGCGGCGAGCCGCAAGAGGAACAGGAACAACCGGCGACGGAAGAGGCTGCGGCCGATCCCGAGCCCGAAACGGCTGAAGAGGACGCTTCCGAGGAAGCCGAACCCGAAGCTGAGGAAGACCCAGAACCCGAGGAGCCCGAAGCCGCGGCTATCGAGCCTCCGAAGACCTGGGATGCGGAGGACAAGGAGTGGTTCGCCGCTCAGCCTCCCGAAGTACAGGCCCGCCTCCTCAAGAACGAGGAAAAGCGCGAGGCCGTGCTGGTCAAGGCGAAAGAGAAGGCTGCGGCCGAAGCTCGTCGCGAAGTCGATGGTGAGCGTCAACAGCTCGGCCAGATCGGCGCCAGCCTGAAGGAATGGCTTCCCCGCGCCATTGCTTCCCATCAGATGTTCTGGGGAAAAGACGGCTTCGATATGGTCGCCAACGTCGAGGCGTATGGCGCGGACGAAGCGATCAAGCTGGAGGCCCGGTACAAGGCCGAGGTCCAAGAGCTTGAAAACCTCGTTGAAGCCCAGAAGATGGCCGAGCGTGAAACGCTTCTGGCCTACCAGCGCGAGCAACACACTCGCCTGACCGAAATCCGCCCGGAATTTGCCGACCCCAAGACCGCCGGGCCGCTGAAAAAGGAACTTGCGGAGTTCCTCGTAAGCGAAGGGGCGACCAAGCAACAGCTAGAGGAAATCCCTGCGTGGGGT